AGGCATCGCCGGGATCACGACGCTCTTCGGTGTACCGGTCGTGCTGGCGGAAACCGGCAGCGCAGGAACGGGACTCGTTGGCGATTTCGCGAACTACTCGTACATCGCCGAGCGTCGGGGCATCGACGTCCAGGCCGGCTATTCCGGGACGCAGTTCATCGAGGGCAAGAAGACCATTCGCGCCGATCTCCGCGTGGCGTTCGTGGTTCGTCGGCCCGCAGCGTTCTGCACGATGACATCGTTGGCCGCGCCGGGCGCCTGATCACCGACTCTATAGCGGGCGGGATATGCTGGTCCGCCCGCTATAGAACTCTTACCTGAGATTCATCATGCTACCCTTCCGCTCCGTTCGTAAAACGGTTCACCTGACGAACGCGCAAATCAAAGCCTTACCCACAACGCCAATTGCGACTGTGGCGACCGGTGGCGCCGGCACCATTCTGTTTCCGCTCAGTGCCACGTATTCGGCTCGGTTCCAAGTGGCGTATACCAACGTCGACATCGGCGCAACGCTGCAAACGCGCTTTGCTGGCGACAACGCATCGCAACTCGGCCTCGGGCATTTCATTGCCAACGCCGGCCAGTGGACCGTCGGCGCCGTTGGCTTCGTGAATCAGGCGAGCCTTCGCGGACAGTTCGCCGCTGGACTCGCGTTCTCCCTGCTCGGATTCGACGACACGGGACTGACCGTGGCAATGGCGAACGCATCGCTCGGCAACCTCACTGGCGGACACGCCAACAACACGTTGAGCGTCGAGACGCGGTACATCGTGCTCGATAATCCTGCGGTGCTTCGCCTGGTGACGAGTCAGTGGGTAATCGACGATGACCCATCCGGCAGTGTGCCAGACGGTTTTTTGACGAGTTCTGACGGGATCAACTTCACGATCAACACAACAGCCGAGCGCGGATTGGCGCTTCTCATCACCGATGGTGTACCGGAGACATTCTACCCATGACACAGATCGTTCTTCCGACCAGGGCAACCGATCCCGTCCCGCTCACGTTGGACATCGAGGACGGATCAGCCGACGCGACCTATTATCTCGTGAGCCCGTGGGCGGGCTCCATCACTGGCATTCGCACCGTCACCGACGGCGTCGTCAGTACGGCCGACATCACGATCACGGCCAAGATCGGCTCGACGGGGATGACGAACGGCGTGGTGACGATCGCCACGAGTGGGTCGGCGGCCGGTGACGTCGATACGGCGACGCCGAGCGCGGCCAATACGCTGACGGCGGGACAGGCGATGAACTTCGTGGTGGCTGGTGGCGGGTCTGCCGGCGCGCCGCGGATTCATCTGGTCGCACTGCTCACGCGGTCGTAACCAGACCCGATGGGATTCACGCTCATTACACCGCCCGCCGCGGAGCCTGTCTCCGTGGTGGAGGCGGTGGAACACTTGCGGTTGGATACCTCCAACGTCATCGCTCCGCCCGGTGCGCCGCTCGTCGCCCTCATTGTCGACGCTGGCAATGTGGACGCGGGCGCGCATCGGTATCGGGTCACGTTTGTGACAGCGGCCGGCGAGACGGACGGTGGGCAGATTTCAGCGCCGGTCACCACGCTCGACGCAGTGGCCGACGACCTCGGCACCCCGTTGGTTGACGAGACGGTGGCCGAAAGTAAGCAAGTCGCGATCACAAACATCGCGGTCGGTGGCTCGGACGTCATTGGCCGGAACCTCTATCGGACCGCAGCGGACGGTTCCGACTATTTCCTACTCTTCGCCTTCACGAACAACACCGCGACGACCTACACCGATAACATCGCCGACGCGGATCTTGGCGCGGGCATTCCAGGGATGAACACGGCCTTCGATTCGTCGGGTGTGCAAGCGCTGATCCGTGCCGCCCGAATGCAGGCCGAGAAGTGGACCGGCATCGGCATCGTGACGCAGGTATGGGAATACACGCTGGATCAATTCCCCGTGACGCAGCGCGAGAAGATCGTCCTGCCTCGCGGCCCGGTGCAGTCGGTCGACGAGATCACCTACACCGATTCAGCCGGCAGTCCGCAGACCCTAGAGGCCAGTCTCTACGTGCTCGAGTCGACTCCGCTGCGTGACTCGGTCGGACTGGTGGCTGGTGAAAGCTGGCCGGTGGCCGCGAACCAGGCCGGGGCGGTCGTCATCACGTTCACCGTAGGCTATGGCAGCGATGCGACCGCCGTCGGCGCCGTCGCTGAGGACATCAAATCCGCGATCCTCGTTCGGATGGAAGACTTCAATCGGAACCGCGCGCTGCAAACCGCCGAAACGTTGAACGAGAATCGAACAGCCTGCGCCTTGTTGGACTCCTATCGTCGGGAGCGGTGGTAGCGATGTACGCGCCACTCGACGCGGGGAAGTTGGATAAGCAGGTCGTGATTCAGGCCAATGTGCGAACGGATGACGGCGGCGGTGGCGCGAATATCAACTACGTCGACACCGGAACGGCGTGGGCATCCATCGAACCAGGGTCAGGTCGGGAGTTCTTCGAGGCGAAGCAACTGAATCCAGAGCTGAGCCACGTCGTCAAGATTCGCTATCGAGCGAGCGTGACGCCGAATCATCGGCTCCGCTACGTCTCGCAGTCCGTCGATCGCGTCTTCGCGATTCACTCGGTGTCCGACCCGCTCGAGCGACACGAGCAGTTGGTCCTGCTCTGTTCGGAGCAGACGATCACATGAGCGCCAATGTGACGACGCTCCTCGCTGGGTCCGAACAGTTGATTCGTGCGCTCAAACTGTCGGTGCCGAAGACAAAGGCGCGCGTGGTCGCGGAGATCCACAAGCATACGAGCGCGATTGCAGCGAAGGCCAAAGCGGGCGCACCGCGCGTGACGGGCGAATTGGCCGGGACGATCCGCGACGAATACTCGCAAGATGGTCTCGTCGGGTTCGTCAAGGTCGGGTTCGGGAAACTCCCGCGCCGATCCAGAGCGGCGACGATCGCGGGGATCGCCCGCGCCAAGGGCCGTGTGCGGAAGGTAGGGAGAGGCGCCTACGCTCCGGTTGTCGAGCGCGGCGACCCGCGGCGGCATCATTTGCCGCATCCCTTCCTCGATCCCCCATACCAGGCTGACAAGCCGAAGGCGATCGCCGACATCACGCACGCGCTCAACGATTCCATGAATGACATCGCGAGCGAGGCGCATCCGTGAGCGCGACCGCGTCGTGGGTGACGCAGGCCGCCATCGTGACCGCGTTACGCAATGCGTCGAGTGTCACGTCGCTGCTGGCGGACGGCTCGAACAGCGTCGTCGATGAAGTGAAGGAAGGCCAGGCGTTTCCGTACGTCGTGGTTGGCGAAGGCACAGAAAAAGAAAACCTCTACTTCGGCCAGGGCGGGCACGTCGTCACGCCGGAACTGTTCATCTACACGCAAGACGGCTCACCAATCGCGACCTCGTCAGGCGCGGCCGGCTACAAGCTCGGCCTCGCCATCGCTGAGGAAATCGCGGCGGTGCTGCAAGACAGCGGCATCACCGTCGACGGACATGACGTCGTGATGGTCAACCAAATCGAAGATTGGGGCAAAGAACGCCTCCCCGACGCAATTACGCGCTGTGTCATGCCGAAGTTCGAAATCACGCTCGAAGACTCTCTCTAGGTTCGTCCCCCCATAGCCCTCACGGAGCACTGCAATGCCCTCCACTGCTGGACGTAAAGCGCGGGTCTATTGGTCGGCCGACAATACGGACGACTCCTACAACCTCGTCGCCGGGATCGACACCGTCACCGGCGGGCCCGAGTCCCCGGAAATCAACGATGATGAATTCGGGGTTGAGTATGAGCAGAGTTTGACCGGCATCATCGGCCTTCCGTTCACGCTCTCGGGCGGCGCGCGCATGGGCGACACCAACGGCCAAGTCGCGATGCAGACGGCGATGCTCGCCGGCACCGCACCGAACGGCTATCTCGCGGTCCTCTTCGACGGCTCAACGGTTGGATGGCTCGGCGCGGTCAACCTCACGAAGATGTCGTTCGACACGAAGACCCGCGACAAGACCAACGTCACGTTCGACGGCAAGACGACGGGCCAATTCACGTTCGGTTCCGTCACGCTACCGACCGCATAAGGCAAGGACGCCATGCCATCCACTGCGGGCCGGAAGGCCAAGGTCTACTGGTCGGCGACCAACGGCGCGAGCTCGTACCATCTCATCGCCGGCATCGACACGGTGACGGGCGGGCCTGAGTCGCCGGAGATCAACGATGACGAGTTCGGGGTCGAATACGAGCAATCGCTCACCGGCATCATCGGCTTGCCGTTTACGCTGTCCGGCGGCGCGCGGACCGATGACACGACCGGCCAAGTGGCGATGCAGGAAGCCATGCTCGAGGGGACGTCGCCGAACGGCTACCTCGCGGTCTTCTTTGATGGCTCCACGGTTGGTTGGAAAGCCGCCGTCAATCTGACCAAGGTGACATCGGACACCAAGGTGCGCGACAAGTCGAACATCACGATCGACGGAAAAACAACGGGAACGTTCCTCCAGTTTGGGACGGTCACTCTACCATAAGGACACGCCATGCCCTCGACAGCGGGAAAAATTGCGCTCGTGAAGATCGGGGGTACACCCACGGCCTTCACTGATGAAGCGGTTGCGGTGTTGACCACGAACAAAAAGTATCAAATCTCGAACGCCGCCAAGCAGATCTGGAGCCCCACGGCGACGATCACCGTCAAGGCGGCAGGCATTGCGGTTGATCCCGTCGCCGACCCGTACGTGATCAATCGTCTGACGGGTGTCGTGACCTTCACGAACGTCTCAGCACGCGGCACGGTGACGGTCTCAGGTACGTACATGCCCATGACGACGATCGTGAAGTCGAAGTCGATCACGTACGATCGAATGAACGAAGTCCTCGACGATACAACGTTTGACTCGGCCGGATACGAGGAGAACATCCCCGGCATCCACAGCATCTCGGCGTCGCTCGGCCGGAATTGGGAAACCACGTACAGCACGGTCTTCAAAAACGCGCTGCTCAACGGCACGTTGTTGGTGATCCAGGTCTTCCACGACAATGGAGCTGCGGCGAACATTGCCTTTTGGGCACGGCCAACCAAGCAGTCAATCAGCATCGCGACGCGCAACATCATCGGCGAAGACCTGACGTTCCGCGGCGCGTCGGATGCTGATCTCCGTACAGTCTCACTCATCTAACCACAGACGCCTATGACATCACCTCTCCGCGCACGACTGCTGGCAGCGAAGGACATCCAATCCGAAGCGGTTACCATTCCGGAATGGGATAACATCA